AAACCAACAATTAATTATAAAAAGAACTGAATCTGGTTCACCATCTGATGCTTATGAATGGCAACTATTCGGTGGCTCAACTGGTGCTAGTCAATACTTTGCTATTAAAGATAACAAAACAGGCACACCAGCTGAACGTATGCGAATAAACGCATTAGGCAGAGTCGGCATAGGAACTAGTTCGCCAGCAAAAGAGTTAGATGTATTCGGAACAGTTAGAGCACATGATTCTAATAGTGCACAACATCAGCTAAGACCAACAGGACTTGTTACTTATGGAACTAATTTAGTACTTAATGCACAAGCAGCTGGCTACGATATTGAATTTAACACTCAAGGTACAACAAGAATGAAGATTCTTGACACAGGCAACGTTGGGATAGGAACTACTTCGCCAGTATCTTTATTAGATTTAGGTACAGGTAGTACATCGGGCTCTGGTCTGTCTTTTGGTACTACTTTATCAGAAATTAGAAGAGGTGGTACTAATGGCGACACTATACAGACTTCACATTGGGGTAATGTAGCAGTCATTATAGATAGTGACAATAATGATACTTCTACACGTGCCTTTAAGGTTATGGAAGGTAACACTGATGCTGGTACAGCTAATGAACTATTTAGAGTTAGGTCGGATGGCAAGGTAGGCATAGGAACTACCACACTGCACGAACTATTTAATCTGTCTGGTACTGATGGTTCACGCATTTCTTTTGAAGACCAAGGAACTCGCAGATACACACTAGGTAATGAAGGTACTGCATTTAGCATATACGATGCTTCAGCTAGTTCTGAAAGACTTAGAATAGACAGCTCAGGCAACTTATTGGTTGGTACTACTTCAAGTAATTTATATGATGATACTACTGGTTCTGGTATTGCACTACATTCTGATGGTAGATTAGATTTGCTAAGAACTAATGCAGCCTGTTCGATATTCAACAGAGTTGGCACTGATGGTGGAATTTTACTATTTCATAAAGGTGGAACAACAGTCGGCTCTATCTCAGTCACAGCATCAGCCACAACTTACAACACTTCATCCGATGCTAGATTAAAAGACATCACAGGGTCTGCCAGAGGTTTAGAGGTTATCAACGAACTTAATCCTGTTGCTTACGACTGGAAAGCAGATGGCAAGTCTGATGAAGGCTTGATAGCTCAAGAAGTCCAAGAGCTAGTGCCTAACGCAGTCTCAGAAACCGAAGATGGTTATTACCAAATGGATTATTCTAAGTTGGTGACACCTTTGATTAAGGCTGTGCAGGAGCTTACAGCCAAAGTCGAGAGCTTAGAAGCACAATTAGCCAATAAATAGACACCGATTAATTTAATTAGTGTATAATTTTTTTATTATGGCTATATCTTATACATGGAACTGTAAACAAGTCGATTATTATCCGTCACATGGTGAACAAAGCAATGTCGTTTACAACGTGCATTGGCGATTGAAGGCAACCGATTCTGAAAACGATAGCGAAGGCAATCCATACGCTGCTGAAGTCTATGGTTCACAGTCTTTAGATGTTTCAGATTTATCTTCATTCACTGCTTACGCTGATTTAACAGAAAGCGTAGTACAGGGTTGGGTTGAAGCAGCTATTGGTTCTGACGAAGTTGCTAATTTAAAAAGCAATTTAGATGCACAAATCGCTGAACTAAAATCACCATCATCTGTTTCAGGCACAATAGGAGACTAATCACCTACTATGAGCTTTGGATTATCAGCTTTTGCTGAATTACCCTTTGCTAGCTCTGACAGAAACAGGTCAATAGAAGAATTAATTAGAGACACAGCAGTTGTGGCTTTGGGCAATCTTAGCACCACAGGTAAGAATGTCTTTTCTGAACGTGTCCATAATGTCGAAGAAATCAAACTACCTGCCTTACTACTTTATAAAAGAGAATTAGAATCAGAGCCTATTGTTATGAACTCAGCACGCACTGTTGAGAAGAATCTAATTATCCATGTCGAAGGTTATGTTAAGCAAAATACAGGTTACGAAGATAAAGTCGATGATATCTCACAAGAAGTCGAAGAAGCATTTTATTCCAATAGACTATTAAATGATTTGGTTTTAGATAGCTTTTTAACTAATACTGAAATAGAATATGAATCAGAAGGTGATAATCCTCTTGCAAGAGTTGTAATGGACTTTCAAGTTGTTTATCATCATAAAGAAGGAATTTTATAATTATGGCAACATTCAAAGGTTCAGACGGAGTTGTGAAAGTCGGTGCATCTGGCTCAGAAACAGTTCTTGGCGAAATTAGAAACTTCTCAGTAGAGCAAACAGCAGATACTATTGAAGATACATCAATGGGCGATTCAGCTAGAACATACAGAGATAGTCTGACATCATTTACAACTTCTATCGATGCATTGTTCGATGATGGTGATGCAACGCAAACTGCAATGACCATTGGTACAGTGACTAACTTTTTATTTCAACCTGAAGGTTCAACTACTGGTGATTATCAGTTATCAGGCGAAGGTATTATTACTGGCATCTCAAGATCACAATCTTTTGATGGTTTAGTCGAAATTAGTTTTTCTGTACAAGGCAATGGTGCACTTAATGTCGGTACTGCAAGTTAATTTAATTAATGTCAGTTTTAGATAAAGCAGTCGCACACTACCAGTCACTAGACAGAATAGAACTTCATGTTGAGGAGTGGGATACCACTATCTACTCCTCAAAAATGACAGTCGGAGAAACAGCACAAATACAAAAACGTGCCACCAGAAATGGTGTGACCGATGAAATATTGATGGTCATCTATGCCATCATTATCAAAGCAGAAGATGTTAGTGGTGAAAAAATCTTCGACATGACACAAAGCACTATCAATAAATTACAAAACGAAGTTGATCGTGATGTCATTCTTAAGATTGCAGGGGCTTTAATGCAAAACCCTGATCTTGATGATCTTAAAAAAAAATAAAAGACACTCCTGAAATAAGAAGCAAATACGCCTTAGCAGAACGCCTGCACAAAACAATATCTGAAATTGAAGCCATCCCACGTGAGGAGTTTGTGGCGTGGTGTGCATATTTCGATATAATAGAAGAGGAACGTAAAGTTCAAGAACAACAAATGAAATATAAGAGGTAAATTACAATGGCTGAAATGAAAGCAAGAGTAGATATAGTTGGTTCAGATAAGACCCAACGAGCTTTTCGTTCAGTTCGTAAAAATGTCACTGGTTTTAATTCAGAATTAAAAAGAACAGCACTAACATTCGCCACTGCTTTTGGGGTCAAACAGCTTATTGACATGGGTGACTCAATTACTGATTTAAGAAACAGGCTTAATTCATTTAATAATGATGCTGAAAAAACTGCTAAACAAATGGATTTAATTGCTCAAGTTGCAGCACACACAAGATCAAGTTTTGAGGCGACTGGTGTGGTATTCACAAGGATGATACAGGCAACACAGCATCTTGGTATTACGACAGAAGAACTGGCAGCAGCAACCGCTACTGTTAATGCGACCTTTAAACTATCTGGAACAACTGCATACGAAGCAGCTAACTCAGCTCGTCAGTTAGCACAAGGTCTATCCTCTGGTCGACTATCTGGTGATGAGATGAGATCGGTGCTTGAGAATAACGTAGTCTTGGCTAATTTATTAGCCGATGGTTTCGGTGCTACTGTGGGTCAGTTAAGAATTATGGGTGCTGCTGGTAAGATTACTACAGAAAAAATCATGCCAATATTGATTAATTCTTTTGAAGAAACCACTACCAAAGTTTCTAATATGCAATTTACTATTGATGCTGCTTTTCAAGTTTTGCAAGTTAGACTTTATGAAGCTGTTAAAGCATTCAATGAAATTACTGGTGTTCAAGATGCAGTGGCTAACTCTATTGCATATGTAGCAAGAAATATTAATGAACTAACAGTTATTGGTCTCGGTGCTTTGATACCTGCTATAGGCATGGCAACAACAGCAGTATTTGGGTTATTAGGAAGTATGGTAGCTTTAGTGGTAGCAAATCCAATAACAGCTTTTTTTAGTGCCTTCGGTGTAGCACTTGGATATACACTAACAACCTCACAAGA